ATTGCAATGAAAACATTTTAGAAACTACAAATTCTGAAAAAGTTGTTGATACAGAAATCAAAAATTCTAAATATAAACTATGTAATGCCAAAGTTGGATACATAACTGAACTTGAAGACATAGAAGAAACATTTATACAAACTGTTCAAGACAATTTAAATAAAAATCGAACTTTTGCAGATAAAATACATGATTATGATGCAGAAGCTTTAGACAGATATTTTAAAGCCAAAAGCAAAAAAACCTTTTATATATCAGGAAACCCAAATAAGGAAGCACTTCAATTTTTGCAAACAACTTTTTCTCAATTCAAACTAATAAAATCAAGTTCCACACCAAGGCCTCATGCAGTACACAGTAATTCAAGGAATTTGATAGAAAAAGAAATATTAAATTTTTATGGTGAAAATGCCGCTGTGTTTGATTTAGGAGGAAATTTTTACAGACACATTAAAAATGGAAATTTTAATGTTCATAGTTGTTTTAGAGTCAATGATCATGAAGAGGAAGCAAGAAAGATTAAAATGCTTGCTAATTTGCACAATTATATTATCAAAAAACGCAAAAAATTGTCTGAATTAAGACTGGAAGGAACAATCAAACCTGCTCAAAAAGAATTAGAAGCAAAATTGAGTCAAATTAACATAAACAATCAAAATTATTTTTGTTTTAATTCAGGACATGAATGTAAAGGAGAAACAGTTTCCAATGTGAATTATGGTATGAGCATTGATTCATTATATGATGTAACAATGGAACAACTTGCTGAGTGGCATATTAGTAAAAAAATAATTATGGCAACACATGCTTTGACTTTACCTTATGATTATCATTTCAAAGATGAAGGTAAATTAATGTTTAATGAAGGTTATTGGCAAAAAAACAATGGAAATTTAATGTTAACTTTTAATGGTCAATCCAATGTGTACACTAACAAATTGGAAAATATAAATAAACTTTTGGAAAAACCATTGCATGTATTCAAAAATTTTGGAATATATGTCAAATCTGAAGGCTATAGAGGTATTCATTTAATTGTTACAACATATATAATTGATAAAAAATATATTAGAGATGAAATGATTAATCATACCATCTGGCTTACACCAGATACAAATTTAGTACATTATAAAGTTCCAATAGTGGACCCTACATCAACTAAATCATTATTAATGTCAGAACCCTTTAAAATTATTAATGTTTTAATTAATTTGGACATGTTAACTTTATTAGAAAATAAACTATTAGCTCACAATTTTTCATTTAATCAATTATTAGAGTATGCAAGAAGCTTAAAATTTAGTGTTTATCACACAAGTACAGGTAGAGTGAGTCGTTTCACACAGGATGTTGATGAAGTCTTTTATCATGCAACAATTGCATGGAA